TGCTAGACCTGAGTTATAACCAACTGCTGTATTTAGACCATTACCTGCACTACCTAAATTATGACTTTCAAGAGAGTTAGAACCTACTGCTGTATTTTGTGAAGAGTGAACATTAACACTTAAAGAAGCAGAACCTATAGAAGTATTACTACTAGGTAAGATAGCTGCGTCTAATGCTGCAAATCCTAATGCGGTGTTATTTGCACCTGTAGTGTTTGATAGTAAAGCATCTTTACCAACTGATGTGTTGTTTGCGCCTGTTGTGTTTGTTGTTAAAGAATTTTTACCTACAGCCGTATTATTAGAAGCTGTAGTATTAGCGGTTAATGCACCTTTACCAATAGCTGTATTGTCATTTCCTGTTGTACTTACTTTTAAACTATCTGAACCAACCGCAGTGTTTCTTGTACCTGTGGTATTACCACCCATAGATGCAGCACCTATACCTGTATTATCATTAGCTGTTGTATTAGCGTCTAAAGCACCTGCACCCATCGCAGTATTTAAAGTACCTGTAGTATTTGCTCCTAAGGCTGAAAAACCAACTGCTGTGTTGTCAGCAGCTGTGGTATTTGCATCAAGCGAATTTTGACCTATAGCAGTATTTTGGTTTCCTGTAGTATTAGATAATAGAGAAAATGCACCAACTGCACTATTAGAGGTACCTGTAGTATTAGCACTTAAAGATGAATAACCAACAGCTGTATTGTTTCCAGCAGTTGTATTTGCATCTCCTGCTAGACCACCTATAAATGTGTTTTGTACACCTGTAGTTACTAATGTGCCTGCATCATGTCCTATTGCTACATTGAAAGTATCTGTGGCAGTTGTAAAATTTTGGGTAAACAAAGCTGCTTGTCCTATAGCTATAGATTTGCTTCCTAATGTATCTGTACTTAAAGCACCAGAACCAATAGCAACATTACGGTCTGCATCGGTTAAGGCATCACCTGCTAAAGCTCCAACAAGCGTATTAAATAAACCTGTGGTTATTAATTTACCTGCGGCAAACCCAACTCCTGTGTTATATACATCTGTAGCTGTAGTAAAGTTTTGAGTTTGTAAAGCATTACCTCCTAGAGCTGTAGAAAAACTACCCTTAGTATCTGTTCCTAAAGCATTAACACCCATAGCAACATTTTCTGCTCCTTCGGTTAAAGCATCACCTGAGAGACCACCAACAAATGTGTTAAGTGTGCCTATGGTTACTGATAAACCTGCGTTATTACCTACAGCTGTATTATAAGAATCTGTGGCTGTTGCAAAGTTTTGTGATGCTAAAGCTGAGTCTCCAACCGCAGTTGAACGACTACCTACATCATCTCCACCTAAAGCACCAGTACCAACTGCAACATTTTTTACACCTGTGGTTAAATTGTCTCCCGTTAGACCACCTATTAAAGTGTTACGAGTACCCGTGGTTACTGAACCACCTGCCGTATACCCAATAGCCGTATTGAAAGAATTTGTAGCTGTGGTAAAGTTTTGAACAGACAAAGCTGAAAGACCGATTGCGGTACTTGTACTACCTAATGTATCTGCTGATAACGCGTTATAACCAATTGCCACATTAAAATCAGCATCTGTAAGAGCATCGCCAGCAAGAGCACCAATAATGGTGTTTTGAATACCTGTGGTTATTAATTTACTTGAGTTATGTCCAACAGAAGTATTGTAAGAAGCCGCATCATTGTTAAGAGCTCCTAGTGCATCTCTACCTACAGCTGTGTTACTTGTACCTGTATCTTCAGTAGCTAAAGCTCCAAAACCTAAAGCTGTATTATTATCTCCAGTAGTAAGAGCAGTACCTGCTTCATCACCTACAACAGTATTAAAATTACCACCACTTGCAATGGAGTTACCTGCGTTGACACCTACACGAACATTACTTGTTCCTGCTGAAGCAGTAATAATATCTGCACCATTTGCAAAAGTTACATCTGCTGCAAAATTAGCTGCTCCGTCTACGTCTACTACGTCTAGGTTAGTCGTTCCGTCTACGTCTATATCGCCTGTTACTGTTAGATCATCTTGTACTTTTAAATCTATTACGCTAAGACTAGAAAAAAGATCATAAACTACTCCACTAGAACCACCACCGTCGGTAGCTATAACTTTTACATCACCTGCTGGTATAATTACATTAGCTCCACTACCTGCGGTAAACGTAAGTGCGGCACTCGTAGCGTTTTCTAGTATCCAGACCTTAGAAACAGTGTTGGGTAGTATAGTTACTGTACACGCTTGTCCGCCTCCAGTAAGTTTAAGATACATGGATCTATCGGCATCGGAAGCTCCGTCTGCTATAGTAAGATTATCGGTAGAAGCGTTTGCAATAGCTCTTGTTCCGTAACCTAAAGCTTCTCCAATTAGTTCTAAATTTGTGTTTGTTGTGTTACCCCAAGTACCACTGGCATCACCTGTGCCCATTTCGTTTAGTCTTAGGTTATTTACGTATGTACTTGCCATTTTTATTCCTCGTTTTGATTATACCTTATTTTCTATAAATATTAAGCAACTTCTTGCCAATTCGGTGTTTGAACTGTAGAAACGTCTGTATATGTTGTTGTTATACCTCGTCCCACTGTTTGCCAAACGTTAACTGTATTCAGTGCAGAGGTTAATTCAAAACCTTCTGTAGTAATGTCTGCATTAGCTTTTGTGGTTACGCTATCTAACGTAGATGTCGCTCCCGCTAATGTAACATTTAAATTATTACTAGAAGCAGGAATTACTGTTCCTATCGCAGAAGTTCCTACTACCGTAGTTACCGCTACGTTTGCAGCACAGGTTACCGATTCATCACCTAAAGCAGAAGTTGACGCAACTGCAGAAACTCCCGTAACTGCTGCTGCTTGAACCGCGGTGCCATTATCTAATGCTGAAGTACCTACTACTCCTGTAACAACTACGGGTATAGGTTCACCAAAAGTCAGTTGACCAAAAGTACCTCTACCCCAACCTGCTACAATAGCCATTGCTTATTAGGCTATTCTTATAATAGCGTTTGAAGCATCTGCTGCTGGAAATTGAATAGTAAAATCCCCTGCTGTAGATGTTTTATCTCCACCAAAATCTAATACCGCAACAGATTTATCACTGTTAGTGTCGTTATAAATTAAACAACCTCTAGCAGTAATAGTAACGTTACTAAATGTTAAATCTGCAAAATCAGCTATAGCTGTAGTTCCACTAGCTACAGGTGTTACATTAGTTAATGCGGCTCCTGTTGCTGTATAGTTGGTTCCACTAGCTTCATTAGAACTAGTATATGCGGTTGTAGTCGCACCTAAAGATGCAGAACTTGTATATAAAGCTAACTTAAAACTATTACCACCATTGGTAAAGTTATGAGTTCCTTTCATTAATTCTACTTTAAATGAAGTACACATTGCTTGTGATATTGCCATTATAGCCTCCTTATTATTTCAGCCATTTCTGTATGACCTTGTTTATTTAATAAACCAACCATAGTAGTTCTATCACTAACTATAGCTTGTTTCATGTATAACAAAACAACTGATTGTATTTGTTCTTTAAATGCTTGTGCCTGTGCTTTAATCATAGGGTCTGCATTTTCACTAACAGCAACTAATCGTTCCATTACTCTTTCAGTCCAATACTCGGGACTTAAACCTTTATTCTGCGTGGTTGCTACACCTACAGTACCTAAACTACTTGATACGTCTACACTAAACATTATCAGCTCCTGGAATTGTCATTTTTATTTGATCATGTCTGGCTTCATCTCTAATATCTCTAAACTCACCAAGAAGTTTTAACATCGCTAATGCTTCTTGAAATTTTTGTTCATATAACATAATAACATCGGGGGAAGCTTTCATAAAAACTGCACCTTCTACTAAAGAACCATATAACAAAGCATTAGGTGCATTTTCAGAAAGCCAACTTTGGTTATTATCACCTACACTTGTTAAAGAAGCAGGTCTGTAATAGTAATGTAATTCAGCGGTAAAACCACTAGTAGGTGTGGGGGCTATAATAAAAGCATCGTTATCGAAGATGGCATAGTAAAGGGGTTCTCCAATTGTAGCTCTTTTTGGAGTGTAATCTCTAATCCAAGAGACATGTTTAAATAACAGATAACTGTAACTACCTTCGGAATCGATAGCTGCTAAACTAAAAGGAGATAAAAAATCAGTAGGTGTTTGTAAGTATTCAAGGTTGGCTGTGAATTCTCCTGTAACATTTTTACGAAAAACAGGAAGCTGTACGCCTTTTAAAATCCTTTCTTCAGCTGTTTCAATGAAGGTATTTAACGTATTTACGAAAGTTGTTTCAGTATTATCTAAATAATTTTGAACTGTGGTTTTTAACCCACTATATGTAAATCCTGCCATTATGTAACCACCGTTAGAGTACCTAAAGAGCTTGTAGCTTTTTGTCCATCGAAAATAGTTCCAATAGGATCAGACCCAAAAGTCATGCCACCTGCTGATGCGTTTGTTGTAATTATAATACCATTTTCACTTTCGGACACGCTTGAATCAGGTCTAGGTTTCCATAAAGAAACTGCATCTGCTGGTATATGTACGGGGTCTAGTTGTGGGTGTTTGGGTTCATAACATTCATTACATACCCTAAAATTATCCCAAGTCATAAATGCCGTTGTATACGGATACCTAAAACTACAAGTGTCGCATATAAAGTTAGCATGTTTTCCCGAAGCGTATGCCATTAGATATACTCTTGTCTAGGAACAAGCCTTAAAGGAGAACGGTCTTCGTCATATTTAATAGCGTTAGCTAAATCTTGTTCGTATTGTTGTTTCATTACAGGTAACTTTTGTACGTTCTTTTTTAAACATAAGTAATAAGCTAACCCAGAAACCAAACAAGGTGTAAACCTTGTAGGGATATCAATATCATTAGTTGACGCATTAGTGTCTTCAATAGTACGCCAAACATAGTAAATGAGTTTGTCTGTTGAGTTCTCTGGTGCGGGATACAAATGAATAACTGGTGATTTTAAACGTTCTAACCAGTAATCCGTAGGTCTAGCTTTTGTAGCTTTGTTAGGTATTTCTACAAACTCATGACGATCTATTCTATCTAAAGAAAGGTCAGTAACTATTCCATTAACAGTTCTTTGAATATATGCATCTAAGATATCGATATCAAAGTTATTAATAGGATATTCACTATTTCCTTCAGTAAGGTCTTGTTCTACCTTAGTTATTTCCCACATTTGAATACCTCTGTTTGACCAATCGGCAAACATGATATTTAAAGAACGACGAGCAGTAACTGCATCATAAGAAGTACGAACTTCTAATCCTGCAAGTTCATATGCTTCTTCTATCGCATTCGCTACATCTAAACTAAATGTGCGGGTTCCTGAAGTAGCCATAGTCTATTAAGCGTGAAAAGCAGTCAATGATGAAAATGTAGCAGTTGTATAATTAATATATATACCGCCACTAAAAAGCAATCCATTATCCGGAATAGTAATATCTCTAGTTACTGTAGCAGATGCTACAGACCCTAGTTTAAAAGAACTTGTACCGTTTGGAGAGGTGTTTACAAAATCTACATTTCCTGCCGTTCCAGAGCAAACTAAATTTACTCCTTGTAATCTGGATCTACCTGCAAAAATAACGTCTGCAACTGCTGTGTTAATACCAGCAGAAACATCACCTGCTGGATTACCAACAGCT